AGGTGCAGGTGCAGGTGCGGGTGCAGGTGCAGGTGCAGGTGCGGGTGCGGGCGCAGGCACAACCTCGAGCGGCCCAGATGCCGCTCTCGACGATGCCCTATTTACTGTGGAATTTTGGGGTTGGTTGTTAACCGAGCTAACCTCCCCCGGGCAGATTTGCCCGGGGGACTGCTCCTCCGCCTGTCCTGACATTTTCTTCTAGCAGGCGCAGGCGTTCAGTGATGGGGCGAAGGTCTCCAGTCTCGCGAGCTTTTGCCGCAAGTTCTTGAAGGAGCTTTGACTCATCTGGGTGGGATGTAAGGTAAGCAGCTAGATGCTGATTGTTTGATCCGGCAGATGAACCAACAGTGCCAACTCCGCCCATTCGATCAATCCAAGCATCAAATTCTTCAAAATTTTTGAATCCGAGCTTTTGCACATCGGCTTCTTTACGCATGAGTCTGTCGTATGGGCCGTAGAAGCCAGAGTAAACACCCATCGCCGAGTTAAGAGCAGTGGTTGCATTGCCTGCACGATCTTGTCTTTCAGACCAATTTTGAACAGCAGTTTTCTTCGGGTCATCAGTGACGGACTGACTGATGGTTGAGTTGTTGCGAGCCTGCTCGTTTGTCGGAAGAATAGCCTTGGTTGGCGTTTTGCTGTGATCAATGCGACTGATCTTGGAGTCGATGCCATTGACCATCTTGTCGTATTCGATGAGTTGCTGGTTCAAGTAGTCTTGAACGCTTCCCGTCCCGACTCTAGTTGAGCCGTCTGCGTTTTTGACAGTGAACTGAATGGTTGTTCCGTACTCGGCAAAGTTTGCCGGTTCACCGGAACTCCATTTAGTGCGCATGTTGCTGACGATGGTGCGAATGTTTTGCTTGTTCGCCTCAATCTCAGCAGCAAATTCTTTTGTGTACGCAGAGCCATTCCAGTTGGCTGGGCCATCGTTCTGGATTTTGGTCATCAGGTTGCTGATAAGTTTGCTCACAAGTTCATGAGACTCTGAGACGTGACGATTGACGGACTCGCCGGGGCGAACCGCCACGCCCTTTGCAGCCATGTGCTCAGACGAATACTTGATGGCAAGCTCCGGCTTGGTGCGCCACATGTACCTTCTTTGCAGGCCAGCCAGAACAACCTCTGCGTTGTCTGCTCCCTTTTCAAGTTGAGCCGCCGTCTTAACGACATCATCAAGCGGAGCGTCTGTCGACAATCCGCGCTCGACAAGGTTGACCAAGGCCAAATAGGCTGGGCCATCTTTCTTGAGTGTTCCGGTTTGAACGGCGCTGTTGACACTCGTCTTGACGTTGATCTTGAAGTTGTCGAAATACGCTTCTGCTTGAGTTTGACCGTACTGTGTTGCGGCTGCCTGACTTTGCTGGAAGTCGAAGCGAGCACGCATTCTTGTGAATGTTTGCTCGAAGTCTGTTCCAAGAACTTTTCGTGCTTCTTCGATAGTGGCAAAACGCTGCATGCCGACTCGTGCAGATGCGTTGTTGATGATGTCAAGCATCATGTCTGGAGTCATTGCCTGACCGCGATACGTCTCAAGAAGGGACTTGAGTTCACCGTCTGGAGCGGTCAACAGGTTGTTCAGGTCTTTGACTTTTCGAGCGTTCTCCGCAGAGTTTGTTACGTCTCTGCGATTTTTTAAGGCAGCAATAAGCTGATTGGTTTCCTGATCGGTTGGATTATTTAATCCATGCGCCGATGCAATTCCTTGAACGCGCTTCTTCAAAGCAGCATCGTCCATGTAAATCATGGTTGGATCATTCAACGTCTCGATGGCCTGAGACGCAGCCTGAATCTGAGTCTTGCGTTGAGTTTCCATGCGATCAGTCATGGACTGACGCAAAGCGTTCTTCACGATTGCAGGCTCTTTCTCAAAAAGAGCGTCGATGTCTTTTGGATCGTTTGCGTTTGTAAACCGAGGTGTTGTGATGAGTTCAGATACTCGATCATTTAGCTTCTTGGTTTGAATTTCCTCAAGACTGCTGCCGTGCTTTGACCACCAAGTAGCTCCTGCTTGTGGGCCGAATGCTTGATTAATTTTTTGTTGGGCAATGTCAGGAGTATCGGAAATCCCAATGAAGGCAGCGCCAGTGTCCAACTGCTTCTTGTTGTTCTCGAAGTCTTTTGTCGTTCTCTCGAGGATGTTTGAGACGACGCGCTGGTTTTGATTGCCAGCGATAGTCTGCATCATCGACTTTGATGGCAGAGCATCAGAGAAGTAAGGGTCTCCACCAGTGATTGACGAGCGGAATTGATCAAGCGCCTCTGCCGTCAGAGGCGTGTCGTTTTTTGTGGCCTCGTCGATAAACATCTGCCACGCTTTGGCGTTTTCCGAGCGTTGCTCGCGAAGGAATTTTTTTCCTTCCTCCCAACCCTCTATGTAGCCAGCATAGTTGCGTGCCATCGTCTTCCCCTGAAATTACTTGCCAGCCATCTGGCGCAAGATCGAACCAATCTTTTCATCAAGGCTTGCGGTTGTCCAGCCAGCATACTTGTTCGCATCGGTAGATGCAGTCGTGTAGCTCTTGGACAAGTCCGAGTATCCTTGGTTAACGCTCTGAGCAAGCGCGGAGCTTTGCTGCGGCAAGAGGTTTTTCTCTGCGTTGAATTGCGTGCCGTATACAGTGCCAACTTCGTTGAGCAGATTCGTTCTGCCTTTCTGGATTGTGTCTTGCATGGACGCGGAACGTTGCAGAGCTTGATCGTATGCAGCTTGATCAGCCTTCTGGAATTCAGGCATGAACTTCGAAACGATCTCAGTCTGCTGATCATTGTTCAGCGTGCTTTCGCCCATGCCTTTGGCAATGTTGCCAGCCCATGTGCGACTAGACACCAGATTGACAGCTTTGTTGATGTCGCCAAAATTTTGCTCGCGCAACGTCAGATAATCCTTTTGAATCTGAGACGGATTGACGTTGTAGGGAGTCCCCAAATAGTTGTACGCCTGCTGCATGGCGGCGTTCAAGTTTGAGGACTCCTCAAGAAGCCTGTCCCGAAGTGCAAGGTAGTCAGCCCGATTCTGAGAATCGGTCTGCATCATGTATTCGAGATACTTGGCTTGATTGGCTAAAGCAACTTGGCGCTCTGCATCTGCTTGGCGTGCGTTTGCATCAGCTTGGAAGACATCGAAGCCTTGACCGAGCATCTGCGCCCAGCCACCAGCTTCTCCGCCAATGAGCTTATTACCTACGTTTCCAAGAAATGAGCCGATAGCCATGTCAAGTGCTCCTTAGACGCTCATCATGCGAGAGCCAAAGCCCCTGCCCATGCGCGGGTTTTGCAGATAGCGAGAGAACGGGCCTGTCGCGACTTGCATTGCCAACTTCGAGCCGGGGACAAAACCAACGCCTTGCTGCCCCTGCTGAGACAACAGAACGTAGTTTACATCCGGGGCAACAGCTTGGTTTGGGGTTATCGGCTGACCAACGGGAGCCACATCACCAGCAGGCAAGACGGATGGTGTCTCAGTCTGCTGAACTGTGTCTGCCGGTAGAGCCTGAGTGACGACCTGACCCTCGCTTCCCATCAGGGCGCGACGACCAAAGCCTTCGCCGCCGGGTGGGTTGCCAGCAAAATTTTGCGGTGCAACAGCGTAGGTAGCAGGAGGCAAGCCTTCGGCTGACGGAACTGCTGTGCCGACATCCGCGCTCACCATGGAACGCAAGTCAGCACGGCGGTCGACCATCATCCCCGGCGCTTGGCCTTGACCAGCAACCTGACGTGTGCCGCCCATGAACTCAGGCATGCGCTCTTTCTTCTTGGCATCGTCCAAATAGCTGCCCATTGAAGGGGCTTGAGCCATTGGTGTTGCCGCCATGGCCTGACGCAAGAAGTCAAGTGGCTGTGCCGTTTGTGTGGTTGGGGTTGTAGCGCCCCCACCAAGGAACTGAGTGCTCACTGGCTGTGGTGTAGAGGGCTTGGTTTGGGTTGGTTGTGAGGGTGCGGGTGATCCGCCTCCGCCTCCGCCTCCGCCTAGACTCATGATGGTTCTCCTTTACAAGATTGTCTCAACGATACTACTAAGACGATTTTTGGTCGTCCTACCCTAAAAGAACTTTTGACCCCCAGCCAGACTGAGGCTCGTTTGTAAAGCCGGACGAAAAGGTGCTGTTGCCACCCTTTTGCACTGGGTTCATGGATGGGGCAAACGAGTTTTGATAGCTTGCTGACCTGCCCGCGCCACCCATTGCCGCTGGCTGCTGGAATGGAACTGGCGCTGTGTTTTGCATCTGCATTGCCATTGGCGTAATCGCTGGCCCCGACTGAACGTTTGGGTTCATGTAGGGCTTTGAGTCGTCCAAAAAAACCATTTTTTGATCTGCTGCCTGCGATTGTTTCTGCTGCAAAGCCTGCTGCTTTAGAACTTGCATGACGAGCGGAACAATCATTCCAAACATTCCACCAGATTGTGGAGGGGGAGCTTCTTGCGGCTGGGCAGTGCCAGTACCAGCGGTCATTTTTCTAATTGCATCTGCAAGCGCATCGGTCATGATAAACATATCAAAATTCCTTTCTGAAGTAGAGGCCGGTTTTTTCAAATCCAAGATGGCTGGCAAACGATTCCCACCTTGGGTCTAGCCCCATTCCCGACGGAACAAAGGTTGCGATGACAGCGCCGTTTTCTTTTGCCCAATGATCGTAGACACGCATCAACTGTATACCAGCCATGTGCCCACGGTCGTCTTTGTTGACAAACAAGAAGTCGTGAACACCCATGATGTCGTTGCTGAATGCGGGGTTCTCCAAATGCGCGATGACGAATCCAATTACCACCCCCGCATCCTCGGCAACCCAGAACAGAGTCCATGGATTTTCGATCACGTTCTTCCCGTAGGCCACCGACTTAACGGGGTCAAACGAGACCATTTTGTAAATGCTCTCATGCCAAAACTGTTCGGCAAGACGAAGGCATGCTTCGATGTCCGTCTCAGTTGCTGGCCTTACTTTCATGGTTTACCCTTATGCGTAGACCACGTTTTGTCCCCACCCGGTGCGACGACCGCGAGACAAAGAGTTTGCAAATGAGCCGGAGTCGTATGGTGTGGACTGATACGAGACAGCACCAGTGTCCCTGTTCTTGACCTCGTTCAGCATGTTGACACCCGGAATGCCAGTGATGCTTGCGCCACTCGCGTAGGGTGCAGCGCCACCAATTACGCCGCCAGCAGATGTGCTGTTAATGGCCTCAGAGAATGGCAAGAAGTTCATTGCTGTTGCGCCCGGTAGCGCCCTTGGAGTTGCTGATCCGGGGAGATTGACAGAGTTCTTCATGGCTTGCTCATATTGGTCGGCAGCCTTCTCTGCGCCCATGTTCATGGCAAGAGCGCCAATGCCGCTTGCAAGCTGTGTGTTCAAAGCAACGCTACCAAGCTGTCCCATGGTGTTACCCATAACAGCCTTGGCGCTCGCATCCGGCAGCCAATTGATGACACTGGTTGCACCCTTTGCCAATGTAGAGGAAAGCCCCTCTCCCGCTCCCCACTCAGCCAACTTGGAGCCAAGAGTTTGAGATGCCGTACTGGCGGCGGCATTTGTGGCGGCGCTTCCGGCGACATTTGCCCCGTATGCGGCAACGCCACCCTGCTTGACGGCCTCGGTGGCGGCTGCATTTGTTGTTGCGGCTGCCGCATCCGCGCCTGCGGCAGCGGTAGTGCCGCCAGACATTGAAGCACCAATGTATGAAGTACCTGCGGCTAGTGCTGCTTCTTCCCAAGAGCCGCCGGTGGCCTTGGTGGCTACCGCTGAAGCTGCGGCAGCGCCTGCTGGGCCGCCAATGGCAAAGCCCACAATGGGCGCAGCAATGCGGACAATGCTGTCAAACCAACCGAAGTGTTGCTCTCCGGTGTATGGGTTGTACATGCCGTTCGGGTCGCCAGCAATGTAGTTGCTTGGGAGGCCACCTTTTTGGAGGATGGCTGCTTGTGCCAGCGTGGCGATGTCTGGGTTTGAATCAAGAACCTGCTTCGGAATGACCAAGTCACCGGGTTGAGTTTTTGAGGCAATGACATCATTCTTGACAGCATGCCAAGGGAAGGATGCAATTTCCTTCTGTCCGGGTATGTCAGGTAGATATGCCATTCAACGCTCCTTAGATGTTCAGTGTTGCAACGGAGACGCCAACCTCCAGCGTGTTTGCGCTTGTTGCCGAAGTAACGACAAGCTCAAGACGACGACCAGCATTTGTGCCGTCTACCTCGAGAACGGTTGGCATGTCCTGAGACAGGCGAGAGTTTGTGACCGCAAACGTTGTTCCGATTGTGGAGCCGTCTACCGACAATTGAATCGTACAAGTGCCGGACACTAGCTTTGCTGTGATGCCGTCAATACGAATCTTCTGCTTGTAGACCACGCCAAGGAAGTATGTTTTGTTCGTGACCGTTGCTGCGCTGTCTTCGTGCGGAGAGAAGAAGTCCAGCGTGTAGGTTGCGAAGGTATCTGGCAACTGGTTGACTGGCATCTTGCCGCCTGAACCAAGCGTAGCCACGCCGTTTGCAGCGCCCATGTAGGTCTTGGGAACGACAGCAGAGAAGTCAATGTTGCCGTATTCCAGCGCCGTGCCAGTTCCGTTCACGCGAACATACTGACCAGCGTTTGATTGGAGGAACGTTGGCAAAGACGAGTCGGGAGAGGTTTGTAGCCACTGAGTGCCGTCGTAGAACTTCAAGACAACAGGTGTCTTAGAGGTGTCTAGCCAAAGGTCTGACGTTGCAGCATTCTGAGGAGTGCTGGAGGCGATGACCATGTTAGCTTTGGCAGCCAGCGTGGTTGCCAAGGACGCGACCTTTGCTTGTGGAATTTCGTCAGCAGCAACCGCTAACTTGTTCCAAAGAATGTATCCCTCTTCATTGGTGTAGTTGTCCTCGAACATGAGGCCAGCGACCGTCTTGAGTGAGGTGTTCTCAACGGTGAGCACGGTGATTTTGTCGCCGGACGACAGACCCGCAGGGTCGAGGAACGTGATAGTGTCGGCTGCCGCAGAAGCAAGGTAGTCAGCAGCGCCACCTTCTTCCTGAAGAATACCGTTGCGCCACACCAAAATCTTTTCGTCTTCTGTGTGAACGAAAGGAATCACGGTGGTAGAACCCTGAACTTCGGTGTCTTGACGACGGAAGTTTGTGACAGCCTGAGAACGGATCGAGTAGATGGTTACCTTGTCGCCAAGGCTTACGCCGTTCTCCAGCGTCACTGTGTTGGCGGTGGTGTCGTAAGAGAACTCAGACGGCAAGTTCGTATTGGTTTGACCAACCAAAAGCAGACCGTTTTGGTAAACAACAATGTTCGACACGTTAGGATCGAACGAATAAGACACGGTGTCAGATGTAGAAGTCAGGGCAGCAAGCGTTGCGGTTGCTGTTGCCTGCACTCCGCCAGCGGTTTGAGGCGCTTGAATCGTGACTATTGGTGCTTGCGTATAGCCAATACCCTGAGTCAGGATTGCGATTCCAGTGACAGCGCCGGAGCCGTTGATTGTTGCCACCGCAGTTGGACGAGTTCCATCTCCATCTTGAGGGGCGGAGAAGGACACCGTAGGCGCAGTTGTGTAGCCAGAGCCTGCTGTTCCAACGGCAATAGAGGCTACCCCAGTGGAGATCAGCTTGTCTTGTCGGTTGTAGAAGAACGGGCCTTCGACGTTTCCAACAGACGAGCCAGACGGGCCGCGCAGAGACGCGATGTCATACAGCGTGATCCAGCCCGACTCCGTGCTGGAATATTGACCAACACGATATTGAAGGCCGGAGACGGTGTCGACTCGAAACTCAATGGGGCCACGGAACTGACCGGCCTCATCAAACAAGATGGCAAGTAGTTCCGCAATCGTCTTGTTGCCAAGTTCGGCGGTATTGATGTATCGAATTACGTTCTCGAAATCCGTGTGGATGTTTCCAGAGTTAACGTAGTTCTGAGGGTGTTGCTGTCGTAGTCGAGCCATTTTTTAAGTCCTTCAAGAAGTTCTTACCGTGACCGCAAAGCCAATGATCTTCAGCAGCCCCTTACCACGGGTCGTGAAGCGGAATTGAACGCCGCGATAGCGATGCTCGAACTTCCGCTCATATTGACGTGATAACGGAACATCTGGGAATTTGTCGTCCGCGCCGCCGTCTTCGATCAGGAACTGCATCGAAGTCAAATAGCGACCGCGCTCGTCAAAAGCCTCCACCTGAAGTTCGCCCTTGCCTGTCGCTTGCAGGATGAATGAGAACGACTCCTTGATGTCGTTCAACGCACCCTGCCACAAGATTGGTGTTGTGACGATCATCTCCGGGCTGAATTCAGCCGTCTGATCCTCAATGTATTTGCGCTCCCAGATTCCGCCGGGTGTGCCAAACACCGTGACACCGCCAAGCTGGCGACCGCACATGGCATTTAGGAAGTCCCCGGTAGACCACTTGGATTCGCCGCCCTGCATTGGGTTCAGCGTGAGCGTGAGCCTCTTGCACAGCAGGTCTGAGATTGGGAAGAAGATGTGATACTGGCCTTCGTCTTGGTCGAAGTACGCGGAGATTTGCTCCGGGTCTTGAACCATCTTGACCATGCTGCGATAGAGCGAGTCGATCTTGTTCGACATCGGAATCGAGAAGATTGTGATGCCGTTTGTGTCTGATCGACGCAACGAGTGAACGCCGTCCCTTGAGCAGAACATCAAGTCTGATCCAGCCGTGACAATCGAGTTGTGGCTGATTGTTCCGACCTTGACGTTGGCCTTATCGTCAATTGCCCAGAGCGTGTAGTCTGGGTGCAGTTGATAAACAAGCGTTTGGTCGTTCGTGAAAACAGCCAAGCGGTTGTTCTCAAACACGCCGAGACCGCGAATCTCGTCTGCGGTTCCGATGATGTTTGCAACGTCAATTTTTGCGGCCTTGGTTACGTCAGTGGAGCGAGCGTCTTCGTCTTCTGTAAAGGTGTCTTCAGCATCGACTCTGCTGATGTCGATGATTGTGCGTTTGTCAGGAGCGCCAGCAATTGCAAGACGACGTTGAATAGCCACACCGTATGCCGGTCTAGCGTTATTCTTTGTTTTGATTTTCTCGAAGACACTGCCGTCATACTGATACATCGCGTTGTCGCGAGAGAAAAACATGAGCTTGTTGTTAAACACCGCAGTGGTGACGACTGCGTTGCGCGGGTACACCTCGTTTGCTTTGTGATTTTTTTCTGAGACGAGGCTCATGCCGCCACCATCTTTTTGCGCCCAAGCTAAAAGATTGCGACCAAAGAACGTGACGTGCTTGATGAGTCGGTTGCCTTCTGTTCTTTGACTTGCGCCCGGGTCTCTCACGAGAGCACCGCGCCAATCTGCGAAACCGTTCAGAATGGAAATCATGTGCTGCTTCTGACCGGTATCCAGCGCGCCTTTGTCGCGTGACGAGTCAATGCCTTGGTAGTCCTCGTAAGGATATACCTTGACCTTGACTCCGGATGGCGCGTAAATCGTCGACATCAGTAATTCCTTCTCGCATCATAGGAGACAGCGCCGGTTGGTTCGTTGCCTGCACCTCTGTCTACGGGAGACAACTCAATCGGGCCGTTGCCGTATTTGCGGTTGAACAATATGCGGTTCATGCCTTTGAAATACATGGGGCCGTATGCCTCAACCTTGTTGGATTGTTGCTGGATTGCGTAGTGGTAAAGAAGGCCAGTCACCATGATTGGATCAGGAATAGGCCGGATTTCCGAGGGGTGAGTGTAGTAGTCAATGTCAACGCCCTCCCAGTATGGGTGGGCGCGAAGGTCTTCTATCACGAGGTTGCCGAATTCGGTAAACATCATCATGACTTCACCGTCGACAGTTCCGGGGTGCATGTCGCCGTAGCGGCGCAGCGCCTGAAAAACCAAAATCTCAAGAGGAGAGTAAGGCTCCGCAATGTGCGGGGAACTTGCTGAATATCTGTTGCGCTGCTCTTTTTCGTCGTAAAGATCGTGCCACGCGGCATTTGCCTCGTTCATCTTTGCTTTGTTGATGACCGTTCTTGGGTCTCCAGCGCCAGCAGAAACTCGCCCATGCACATCGACGTGAGTAGGCTCCTGCGTGGGCTTAAACATATCTTTGAGATGGGCCATGATGGATTACTCCTTTGCTTTGATGATGCGTCCACTCACAAAATGCGAGTGCATTTCAAAACGTTCAGCTAGTTCTGTGGGTATGCGCCAGCACAGATGTTTTTTGTCTTTGTCCCAAGCGGGAGAGTAGTCAGTTCCAGCGACCTTAATGTCGAATGTGATTTTCTCTGGCTTGGAGCTTACATAGTAGGCGTACTTGGAGGGGTCTTTTGAGACGGCAACAACAGTTGCAGCAGCCTTTTGAGCTTCCGTGACCTCAGCCTTTTTGGCTGCGCGCTTGCGAAGCTCATTTCTATCTGTCGTCTCAGAAGAGTCTTCGACTTGGGTGGTTTCGTTGTCAGACATTTAAGTCTCCTTTTAGTAAAAAGGGCCGAGGGGGTGGGATACCTCCTCGGCCCATTGTTGCCTAGAACTACCGAGGCTGTCGTCCGATCAGCTTACAGCAGACCAGTTCTTCACGATGGCGTGAGGCTTGGCTTGGAGCATCTCCAAACCGCACTCAGTCATGTACATGTGCTTCATGCCGTCGAAGTCGTTGTTCTGGATTTCGCGCTGCAACTGGGTGTCGCGACCTTGGAGGTAACGATACTTCAGGTTAGGCATATCCAGCACAACCATGGTCTGTTCCATGTTTGGAATCTGACGGAACATGGGGTGCATGTAGACGAGCAAGTCGCCAGCGAAGGTGGTGTAGCGAGTGAACGAGACACCGTAGGCGTTGTCAACCTGAGTGGGCTGCCAACGATTCTTGCCGATCTCCATCATGTTGGAGATAACGCGAGAGCCGCAGAAAGCAACTTTTTCAGTTGAGCCATAAGCGAACAAGTTCTCGATCAGCAGACGGTCGAACTCTTTCTCCGTGATCTTGTTGGCAGTTGCGAAGCCAGATGCAGCGTCGTAGACGTTGGTGATTTGGCTCAACAGGCCGCCAGTGAAGCGGGTAGGAGTTGCGGTGCTGCCGTTCTTCTCGTGACGACGACCGAAGAACATGGCTCGCTCAATGTCGGACATGTGCAGCTTGAGCGCCTTGGTCAGTTGCTCTTGCTCCTTGTCGCCAGTGCGCAAGTAGGTGTTCTTCAAAGTGCCACTGATCTGCACGGCAGTTTTGAAAATCTGCGTGTAGTTGTAGTCAGTGGTTGGATCGAACGACACAGGGGTGGGGCTAGTGCCACCTTCCTGATCAGCAAAGCCAGCAATGACAAGGTCGTCGTTGTCAGCAATGGTGAAGGAAGTGCCGCCAATATTACGCTCAACAGTGATGGTGTTGGAGCCGGTATTGGCATCAGCGGATGCGCGCATCAATTCACCAGTCTTGGTGTTGTAGATCAGCGTGCCAGCAACCACGAAGCCTTCGTCGTCGCTGTTGTCAACCGTGATGGTTGTGGCAGATGAGTTGTAGCCAGCAGCATCGTTGACCTTCAGAACGCGGTTAGGCAGTTCGTCGCGGAAGTGGTTGAACTTCGGGTCATCGGTGGCTTCAGAGCCAGCCATAGCAAGCAGAGCTTGCAGGGGTGCAGTACCGTTCGGCTCTAAAAGAGTGAACAGTTCGCGATAGTTGGTGGGTCGGAAGTCAGCCGAAAACTGACCCGTCCCACGCAGTCCGGTGATAGCAGCCATGTTGATTTCTCCTTGAAAAGTTGATGGCATTAGTTTGCGTGTTTCCAGTCTTTCGACTCAACTTCAACCAAATTAGCGTGCAGCATTGTGGTCTCGTCTCGTCAATCTCATGTCCCGCATGTGAGGCCGTAGCGTCTGTGGGACATGAGACAATTTTTTACCAAAAGTGAGAATCCGTCGTCCCTGTTACACCATGTTGCGTTTCTTCATGATGCTTTGGGTGACAGAGTCTATGAATGCTTGATTCTGGTCAGCAGCAGGAGGGCGACCACCGGCGGCTGGCTGTGTGCCAATATTGCCAGTGAATGCTGTCCGGCGCTGAGCCATCATACGCAAGCGTTCCATTTCGCCCGAGTTCATGTTGTTCCGGAAATCGGACACAACCTTGTCGGTCAAGGCGGGGTCGACAAAGTCCTCGATGGTGTAGCCCCGCTCGAAGGCGTAGGTGAAGAAGTCGTTCTCAGCCTCGTCTGGAAGCTGATACCTCTGCTGGGCGCTGTTCAGGTTGTTGGCAGCCATCGAGCGCATGTTTTGAACCTGCGCCTGATGTGCATCAACCACTTGCTGCTGAACTTGTCCTTGCACACCTTGAGCCTGCTGGAGAATCTGCATCATCATCTGCTTTAGCTGGGTGTTATCGTTTTGGAGCGCCGTCATTTGGGCGGCTGCCTGACGATAGGCCGGAGGCAGAGAAATTGCGTTCTCCTGCTCCCACTGCTGCATAGCCATCTCCATGTCGTGAGGAACGGGAAGGCCAACTTGAGTGGGCTGCGTGGGGGTTCCGCCCATCTGGGCGTTATGAACCATGGCATTCAGGGCGGTCGTCATAAGCTGAACAACCTCATTGGGGCCAACTTGGTAACCCTGCCGCGCTGCGGCTTCCTGAATTTGAGAGGCCATATCCAGCAACTGCTGGTTAGGAGCCACTTGCGTTTGATGGCGATAGTTGAGATCGCGATACCGTTGGAAGGTGTCCTTGATCTGGTTGGGAGACAGACGACGGGTTTGACCGTCTCCGAAGTCAACGTCGATAAAGGTCATGGCCTCCATGTTCGACTTGTCTCCCTCAGTCTGAGGTGACGCAGTCGCTGCCGCCTTTTCCATGGCGGTCGGTTTTTCTTGTGGATTCTTGGGGTCTGCACCCGGGGTATTCATCGCTTGCTGCCGCGCTTGAGCGTCCTGCTGCTGAGCCTGTTGCATACCCTGTTGCACCGTGCCAAGCGTTTGATTGACAACATCGTCAATGAACGTTTGGTCTTGCTGTTGATCTACTGCCATTTTTTTCTCCTTGTCAGCCGTAGCGGACGTTAATTGCCAGCCGTAGCGGGCGGTTCAGTGATGCTACTCTCGTTTTTCGACATTGCTGCTTCCATCAGCACGTCGTTCTCAAGACGAAGTCTTAGAGCGGTAGGTAGCTCGAGCAATCGGCGAGCAGCCCACATGGCTCCCCTCCGAAAATTGATTTCTTCCAACGTCATGTTGGGTGACTCTGCAATGTTGTAAGCAGCACGCAAGATGTCGTCTTGCATTGCCTGCTTGGCATAGGCCCATCCGGAACTGTTCTCCAGTTCGATGATGGCCTTGAGAGCGTCTTTAGGTTTCATTTGCCCCACTTGGTATATGCACCAACAGCAATGATACTCAGAATACCGAGAGTCAACCACTTCACGAAGGTTGCGAGGATGGTTTTTCTCACATCTCGCCAGCCATCTATCAGGTCTCTGAGGTCGGAAATGTCTTTACCTGCGTCATCATCATGGAGGCCAACGCCGCGCAATGCTTCGCGAGCGCCCTCTTGAGCCGCTTGCTTCAGAAGAATTTGTAGTTTTTGCTCATCTAGTTCCATGTTAATAGTCCACATTGTTGGCATCCCATACTATGACGGGACTCTCTGAAGGTTCGGTTGCTGAGTATTCTTCGACGCAGATTTGAGGCATCAGGGAGAAACATTTATCTCCGTCAAAGCGCTGGTTCCATGAGGCTGTGAACCCGTTGTTGTAGTAGATATTTGTCCTGAAGTACCCCGATCCAGAGTAGTTCACAACTCGCCAGCGAATCGGCTTTTGCTTTCCTTTCCCCCAAGACGGAATCTCCGTCTTAAAAAACCTGTATCCATCAGAGTCGTATTCGCGATGAAACTGGTAGTCCATTGCTTCATCGCCAAACTGCCACATGTAACGGAACATCATGTAGTCATTCCTGACTGATGTTCCGTCTGAGGCTGAGCCTCCGCGATACAGGTAGCAGCCGACCTTGACTCGAATGATGCTGTCGTCTGATGTTGGCGTGTAATTTAAGAACATGCCATCAGGCAATGTAGCGCCCGGATTGTCTGGTTGTTCGTAATTGTTGCTGATCGTCTCAATGCTTGGGCGCGGCTTCTTCATCACCATAGAAACTCGACGCAATAGTTTTCCAGCGACCCGGGTCTTCCGGTCGTTGGTCACATTGCTGAATTTTGGCGATCCAATTATGTTCATCTCAGAAGTCCAGTCTTGCGCCATCCCACTCGATCACGGCTGGCTGACCGGGTTCGGTGTTTTCCCACTCTTCAATTGTGAAGCGTCGAAGGTATGCGTCCACACGACCGCCAAACATCGACTGATAGCTGTCGCCTTGATGCAGGTTTACCGTGTTGCCGTCCCAGCTTGCGGCGCGAATTGCCACCTGCTTTGTTTTTCCAGCGCCCCAAGAGGGCATGTCCCATGTGTATTCGTCGAACGATTCCATGGCGTATGCGCTCTTGTAGTAAACGTTGATTCCGTTTCCGTCTACTTCGCAATCAATTGAGTAGCGCTGATAGGTTGTGTCGCGATAGATGTATCCACCGCAGATGACGCGAATCAAGCTGTCGTTTCTGACTGGCGTGTAGTTGATTCGCCAACCATCAAAGTGCTTTGCAGACGGATAGAACCAGCAGCTATTGCCGCTGAAGTTGGGTAGACCCTGACCGTTGTCGGTGTCTGGCTTTGCTGGTCTTACAAAAGCCAAGCGCCGCAGGCAGGAGTACCCTTCCTCGCGGCGCTTTGTCTCCGAAGACGGCACGCCGCTAAACACGTTGTAGCCGTCACTCATTCAACGCTCCTTATGCAATACCGACTTGCGCCTTGGTTGCTTCGCGGTCTCTGAAGAATGCGGGGCATCCTTCTGCAACCAACCTGAGTTCATCTTCATCCGTGACAACACCCCAGTTGATTTCTGCTGGCTGCTCTGGAACTTGCACGCCGTCTTCAATGAAAAAATAGCATTTGCCATTGATTCCGTTCATGCCAAGAGACGTGAAATCGTCAGTCGGGTTGCAATGAGTTTTTCCATCCGGAGACTTGTAACCATAAATTGCCATTTGATCTCTCCTTAAATCAAAACTTGAACTGCGTTGTATGTGTTCGCGCCATCTGGACGGCCCGACATGTAGTTTCCAGCGTCGTAGCCAACCCAGTGGACAACGCCCTCTTCGTCCAAAGCCATCCAAGCATTTTCAACAGTAGCGCCTGAGTGATAGCCTTGAGCGGAAATATATCTGAGATGGTTGCCAGAGCGATTTGCAAAACCGACTCGACCAAACTGAGTCTGAGGAGAAGCCGTGTTCGGGCGACCCAAGCAAACGTTTTGATGACCAGCAGTAAAGGCAGCGCCGTTGCGGCGGTTGATGCGGTCATTCTTGCTGGCGTGTGCCATGACAATAACGTTGTTGTAGTAGTAGCTGGTGCTGGTGGTCTGACCAGCCCATTGAACATCAGATACCCACTGAACCTTTTGGTTGAGGACGGGGACGGCGCGATCAGTTGTATCGCCCAAGCCAAGCAGGCCGACGTTGTTTCGACCCCATGTGTAGAACGTGCCGTCTTCGCACAGGGCGGCAGACGAACCGTAAACGCCACCGCCGCACCAGCAGTCGATGACGCGTTTGTTGGTATCTACGCCAATCACGTTCACCTGTGTCGGAGTAGAACGAGAAGTTGCAGAGTTGTCGCCCAACTGACCATAGCCGTTGTAACCAAATGAATACAAACGACCATCAGCACGCAAGGCGAGCGTCCAGCCGTTGGCGTTGGCAGAGTCTCCACAAATTGCAACTTTTACGACCGCGCCGCCAATGTTGCACAGCGTAGGAGTAGAGAGGTTGGTTACAGTGCCGTTGCCGCATTGACCGCTGGTGTTCAGGCCGCAAAGGTAAAGCTGATTATCATTGGTGATGAAGGCAACGTGGTAACCGCCAGTGCGTACACATCGAACGTTTTGGTTAAAAACGGTGATCTTTGTGGGGGTCAAACGGTTGGTCGTGTCGCCATGGCCTAGCTGACCATAGTTGTTGTAGCCCCAAGAGTAAACATCTCCGTCTTCCATGAGTGCGTAGACGGAAAGGGTGCTCGCGCCATGGAACTGAACATGCAGATAACGCACTGGGCCAGCATCAATTGGGAAATCGACTTTACGGAAGAAGGAGCGACTCACAATGCCGCCGTCACCTTGCTGTCCGTTTACACCGTAGCCACAGCTATAAACAGTGCCGTCTGTTGTCACAACGGCGGTGTATTCGTAAGCTGAGACGACCTGCTTGATGTCAAACATTTCGTCTTCGGAGAACTCAATACCTTCGTTTGTGTAGTTGAACAGTGGAGGGCGCACAGGAATGCGAGCAGTTCCACTGATGTCCCCATTTCGACCATTTGATGGGGAACCCCAAACCCAAAATCCGCCATCAAATGCGACTACGGAGCCACCGCGATATGAATATCCGGGTTCTTGCACAACATCCCAAGTTCCGGCATTGGCTGCAACAGGGAACGTCGTGGCATCCTCAATGTAGTTTCCAAGGCGGTTGGTCGGGACTGTTGAAATTGTTGTGGGCGTTGAGGCTTGGGAGCCATCTGACTGCGTGTATTTGCCGCCTTTGTTGACCGAGAGGTCTGGGTTCTGACCAACGTAGTTGTTGTTCAGTGCGCGGATTCTGGTATGCGGCTTTGCGCCGGAGAACTGCCAAGAGGGAGCGCCGCTCTTGATTGTCAGCATGGAGCCTTCTGCACCAGCGCTAAGGCGAGCCTGCGCGCCAGCAGCAAACACCACCATGTCGCCGTTGGTTGTCATGGGGGTGGTGAGTGCGGCAGTGATGGCGGCAATGTCGACAACAAATTCAACATCGGTTCCATCGCAGTAGAGCCAACCGCGCTGACCAGCAGCAATCTGAACATAGTCAGATTGGGTCGAAGTTTTGACGCGGAGGGGGATGGTCAGGCGGTTGTCAACAACGCTAGACCAGCCGCGATTCGGAGCAATGACGCTCACAAAGGAGGCGGTGAAAGTGCCCGTATCTGGCTTGACGACAATGACTTCTTTTTGAACTTGGTCAGTTGTCAGGGTAATGACCGCAGTCCCGGGGGCGGGCTGAAGGATCACCTCCGCTGGCCTTGCCGCAGTGTCAATTAACTCGAGCAAAGCGTCTGCGCCCATGAGGCGCTCAACGGCTGTCGAGAGATAGACAAGGTCACGCGGTGTCGCGGACGATGCGCCAGTGGCTGCGGCTAGAGACGTGCCACGGGTCTTGATGGTTTCTACGAGTTCGCGAAGCGATGCTGTTGACATTTTTGGCTCTCCTTAAAGCACGTCAATTCCGAGTAAGGCATATTCCTCAAGCAAATCCAAACGAGGTTCTGATTCTGCCCGGAACAGTTGAACTTCTGCCAGCAACTTGTTGCCGTCAAAGATCATTGACCATTTCGTCTGATCGAGAACCGCGCCCCCTGTATGAGAATATAGACAAACCCATACCTTGTCGTCGTCCTCGACCATGTCGAGGCGATTGTAGGACTCGCCGGAGGTGTATTGCCCCATCTGGCGGAATAAGTATTGATTGGTGTTGATCCAACCGGCATTTGGATCGGTGAAAGTTCCGAAGCGACTCTGAAGATAGCCGGTTGCTTCGTTGACCCTGAACTGGAGGGTCGTTGGATTCAGTGAGCCGGTTGCATCGAAAATCTTGTCGAGCAATGCTGGCAGGGTGATGTCACCCTTTTCGCATGCTTCGAGGTATGTGTCGAGGACGTGGACTCCCGTTCTTGATGAACGAAGTTCAAGTTGCTCGCCTTTTGGTCTGGTAAAAGCCATTATTTCACCCCGTGTTCTTCGATGAACATAAGCAATTTGGCCTTAGTGAGTGTGAACTTGTCGTCCTCCTTGTAGCGTTTTTCGAGATACGCGACAGTGTCGGACAACGTTTGTATTGTTGCACAGTGCTCGCATGTGCTGGATTGCGGGGATTGCTGGGGAATTCCAGCAATGGCTTCTTGAATCAGAGCCTTGATGTACATGCGACCCGTGGGGGTCAAGCCTGACATAGACTCAAGTTGGGATGCTCTTGGGGATGACATCATCTACCTCCTTGTGCTTGGCTCAACGGAATGATGTTGCCCTTCTGGGCTTCTGCGGCAATTTGTTCTTCTGGCATGACAGAAGCGCCGCGCATCTTTTCCATGAGCGCCATTTGTTGAGACGGAGACGGGCCATTGGCCTGATCTTCCTTGGTGATTTTGAACTGGTCAAGGTCGCTAACGCCCATGGCGCGGATAGCCTCTTCGGCGATCTTGCCCATTTTGTATTCCATCTGGAGGCCGGACTGACCCATGATCTGGATCATGTTCAGCCAAGTCTCGGCGTTGCGGGTTGGTTCGATGGGCAGCGTTCCGTCGACCACAAGGTAGTCGATTTCTCCTTGAAGCATGGTGCTGTCGTAGTCGACATAGCCGTCTTGAACCATGCGGGTCAATTCGGATGGGGCATCTTGTTGGTTGAGACGAAGGCTGCCCTCGACGTTCAGGGCATCCTGAATGTTGGCGACCATCATGTTGACCATGGGGCGGACAGTCGTTGCCGACATGACTCGAGCCAGAACGCCAAGGCGCTGTGAGCCGAGTTGCGTCAGACGCTGAATTTCCGTTGCGGTGCGGATGCCGTCGCTGGTTGGAACGCCTTGCTGGGCATCGCTGGCGGCGGAGATGCGCTGCTTCAGGTCAGACATGGCTGCAATGTCGTTCCAGTGACCACGGGTTACGTCCGGAATCTCGGCGATAAACACGCCGTCACCGGGCTTTGCACCCGGCATTGTGCGAACCACGCCCCATGGGTTGCGGTCGATCAAGTCTGGGACGGATACCTGCGTCGGGTCAACGAAGACGAGGTTGTTGAGCGCGGCTTGGACGTTGTCGATACGGCTGCGCAGCAGCCAAGTCGAGACCTCGTGCAGTGGAAGCAGCAGGTCGTAGAGCGACTGGCTGTAAGTTTTGTGGCTGTCGTAGTAGAGACCGCCAATCGTGGTCGGGAACTGCTGACCGTAGGGGTTTAACTGGAAGCGGATGACAGCGTGCTCGTCCAAGACGGCGCAGACCAGCCAGATTTGCTCGATGCTCGGGATGCCGATCTCGAATCCGTTGAGACGAATCCAGCACTCATCCAATGTTCGGGCTGGGTCGAGGGTGAACTGGTAGCCGTTTGAGCCGGAGTTGCGGTCGATGGACTGATTGATGTTCAGACCACGGCCCTCTTCCTTCCAGTAGTTGTGAGCGTCCCACCAAGTTGCGCGGTGGATGGACTTGCGCAGGCCGGGATACTTGTTGAGCTTGGGATACAGGCCGCTCGAAATCAGCGCGTTGGTCGAGACGAAGTCGCTGAAGATGATGTATTGCATGCGATCCCACTCACCCCAGTTGACACGGGGGTCAGGGAAAACCCTGCGTGGATCGAAGTTGATGATCTGGTTTGAGTTGGTCTTTGCGTCCCAGACGATCTTGGTCGGGGCAAAGCCGTAGCGCAGGCTGTCAAGCAGAAGTTGGGCGATGCGTGCCTCGCCAGCGGTGCGGCGCATCTGTTGGTGCAGCATGCGCTCAAGAATCAGGGAGGCGCGGCGCGACTTGCGATTCAAGCCCTCAAGCTGGAACATTGGGTTGCGACCAGCCAAGGCAGCCATCTGGTAGGTGAGGACTGTGTCGGCGATGGCGCGGGTATCAGCAATGACGACTTTTTCGCGGAACTTGGTTGTGTCCGCAGGAACCCAAACATCGTGCGCGCGGTCTGCGTCGCGCCAGTGGTCGTAACGGCGGCGGATGCGATCCCACGACATCTTCGAGCAGGCGCGAATAAAGTCAATGAGCTTGCGCTCTTGCTCGTCTGTTAGGAGGTCGGAGATGTCGTCGTAGTTCATCAGAGCATTGACGTGCTCTGATAAGTCCACGATAAGACTGTCGTCCGATTGTCTGATGTCACGATAATTCATGGTCTGTTTATCCAACAAATTGGGGTTGGCTGTCGTCCTTACAGTTCACCCCAAGGTTTCCATTCATGAGCCTTTTGCTTGCCTACATTGTCCACCCACGGGCCGCGCGAGGTTGAACTCTCGAATGGCTTGAACTGGTTGTAAAGGGAGGTGGCAACATCAATTGGCGCGTTGATGAGTTCTGATCCGACACCTCCCATGCGGGACATGATGTCCAGACCCATGGTCAAAGTGTCAACTTGGTCGTCGTTTTTGCCGGACGGGAACGCTTGGCACTCGTTCATGAAGTCGTCCAGCCAAGGCGCTCTTTCTGGCAAGTGGACTCGCCCGCCTTCGATCAATGGTGTGACGGCATTGAGACGAGACACCTTGTCTGTCGAAACCTTGTAGGGGATGACGGAGATTCCGGAGGCTGCCTTGAGTTCTTGAATGAGCGACTGGCCTGATGCCTTGTCCTCGATGTAGAGGCCGCGAAGTCCGCGACCACGCCACATGGTGTTGAGGTTGATGGCCTTGCGCTTGAGTTCCGGGAACTCGTATTTGCCGCGCAATATGTCGAGGATGAAGATGTCCCCGCCAGCGTCCATACCCATGGTCATGATTACAGAGTAGTCGGCTTGCTCCGTTTTCTTGAAGGCGGTGTCGGCCAGCATGATGACCGTGCTGGGTCTGACAAGCTCTGGGTTGTATGACCTCCACCACTTTGCCTTGATGATGTTGCCGCCTGCGATGAACGGCGACTGCTGGTAGAGGGATGCGAATTCTCGTTGGTCAAGGCGGCGGCGGCGGTGAAGTTCTTCAAGAGGGAATCTCTCAGGCCACAGAGCCTCCTCCTTAGTTTCGCGATAGTAACGCTTGCCGGGGGCAACCGTTGAGAGTTTTCCGGGCGCGACATAGCGTGGATCATCCTCTGGAAGTTCTGTGACCGGGCGCTTCTCTCCGCCCGTCTCACGAATGGCTGGGAAGTTAATGTGATGCCAGAGGCCGTCCTTCCAGTCGTCTGTCTCCATGAGACGACCGGCAACATCGTCTGGATGCCAGCGGGTCAGGATGACGATCTCAATGGGCGGCGTATCGTCAGGCTCTGGCTGCTTACGAGTTGTCAGTGCAGAAACATAGTAAGACCACGTTTTGTTTCTTTGGCTTGCGGAGTCTGCTTCCTCTCGGGCTTTAATTGGATCGTCGAGAAGAAGGAGCGTCGCCGCGCGTCCAGTCGTCGAGCCACCAATACCCGTGGCGAAATAAGTGCCATTAACAGAAGTACGCCAGTCGTCGACCGCCCGACTCTCTTCCGACATTCCAAAGTCTTTGAATGCTTGGCTAACAATCGGTTCACGCGCCAGATCGCGAACTTGGCGTCCAAATGTCTTAGCCAAGTCCTGATTGTATGAAGTGGAGAGAACATTTCGAACGGGCTTTCTTGCAAGGTAGTAGACAGGAAACGTGATTGTTGCGAGGAAAGACTTCGCGTGCCGTGGAGGCATTGTGATCAGCAGCCGTGTCACCTGCTTTCCACTGGCATTGGTGAGCGTTCCTTTTTCCAAAGCGTCGAGGGCATCCATGAGTTCGTAATGGAAAGATGCCCACTTGAGGTCTGGATATATTGCGTGAACGAACTCGCGAAAAGACGTTTGCGCTTTCTTGAGGCGCAATAGATATTTGGCGGCTTCTTGTGGCGAGACCTGCATCAGAACATCTTCTTGAGGAGAACTTGAAAGTTCAGGTTTGGCTTTGAGTCCATGGACGACCTGTCATATCGACCACCGACCGAGAGACTGCTGTTTGTGCCAACGGGGTTCCTGAACTCCATGTTTGCTCCTGCTGATGTGGCGTTGAAGTTCTGGCCCTCTTCTCCTATGAGATTGCGAAGACGAGAGACATAGGCGTTGATTGTGCCGTTCTTGACAGCCTGCTCAAAGTTGAGCCTGAGTTCGTCCATGGATGGGCCGCCACCTTGAGGCTTGTCTGAGCGGTTGTATTCGGCATTGAGCATGCCAACCCCAGCATCGTTGAACACCGGAAGCCGGGTTCCGACCGCAACTCTACCGGGCATCATGTTGCTGTATGACATGTTCTGCATGTCGTCTCGCCCTTGAGAGATTCCGGGGGCATCTCGTCTTACATAGTGCTCGACCGGAAGCGGGAGCGGATTGTTCATCGAGACGTATGGGTTGAAGCGACCCTCTTGCTGTCTGTCTTGGAAACTGCCCATGGACTTGAATCCATAGTCCATGCTGGAGTAGCCATCCATCTCCCTGTTTACACCGACATCAGAGAACATGCGGTATCCGGAGACGTGGTTTGGCGGTTGGCCTTGCTGAAGATTGACGATGGGAGTTAGGTTTGTGCGTAAAAAAGCGACCATCTCAGGTGTCAACTGGATGTTCATCTCGCCATTCAGGTTGAGCTTTGAGACATCCAGTTCACTTGGCTTCAGTTGTCTGTTCTCTGACTGGAAGTTATATGGCACTTTTTTCCTCCTTAGAGTCATGATGCTTGAGCGCGTCAATGACCTCCGCATCGGTGATGTCGTCAGTATCCTCCATCGTCTCTTCTTTGTCTTCCCGTTCAGACTGTTGAGTGGCTTGTAGAGCGATCTGTTCAAGCTCCTCGATTGTCAGTTCGTGTGCCTTTTTGTTTTCGATGGTGTGCTCATTGAATGTGTGGTGCAGGTCTGGCATCACCTTGTTGAGCATCATTCCGAATAGACGAACCTGCTGGTTCGACCAGCTTCTGTCACCGTTGAGAACTTCTCTGACGGTCGGGATGTTGTTGCGGACGATGTCCAGAACCGAGCGGCGGACACGGTCGACTTCAATGGGTGTCACGGCGGGCAGACCGCCTGTGCTTTGCGTGATGCTGCGATTCTTGCGGACGTTTGGCATGTCTTTTTCTCCTTCTTCGTGTCTCGTTATTGTGACCGAGTTTTCATTTTTTGGTGCGAAATTTCGAGTGGCAGGGCATGGCATGAGCTGCAAGCCGTCGGCGGGATGGGGTCTCCCCCCGGGGGCGCGCTCACGGGACGCGCCTTGCGGTGCATGAAGCGTGCATCTGCGAGGCTAAGTCGTTGATTTTTCACGGTTTTCGTCTCCCATCGAGGGACTTTGCGGTGGCTCGCGTGCCCCTGCGTTTCGCACGGGTGCGCGAGGTGGGCAAAAAATGAGCCTCGCGCGCGCTTGCCCAATCATGACGCGGGCTTACGGGGCGCGTCGTCCTCCCAGAGGGAGGAGGAGGGCGATTGGAGTCAGCCGGTTCGGTTGACAGTTCAGTCAGCCGTTCCGGCACACGCTCCGGCGTGCGCCTGATTCCCCCAGAGGGGGATAGGGGGCAGTTGGAGTCAGCCACTTCCGGCAACGGTCGTGTCACCCGCATGTGACACACAACGGACTCGAAGGAGAATGCCATGTCCACAATCAAACTCGCCAACCTCAAAGCCTCTGACCTCATCGCGCTCGCCAAGGGCGCGACCTCTGTCGCCGACATCGACCCAGTCGTCGCAGAGTTCGAGCGTCGCATCACCACGCGCACCGCGAAGGCTAACGCCGCCGCGTCCGCAGGCAAAGGTGTGCAAGCCCACGCGAGCATCCTCGCCAACGCCAACGCCAACCTCGCCACCGTGCGCGCCATGCGTGACGGCTTCGCCGCTCCCGCACCCGTCGCGACCTTCACCGCGACCGTCGCACCCAAGCGCACACGCAAGGCGAAAGCCCCTGCCGTCAACGCACCTGCGCTGAGCGCAGACGAGTTGGCTCTGCTCCGCTCGTTCCTCGCCAAGCTCGCCTAATCGCGCAGCACACGACCCCCGCTTCGGCGGGGGTTTTTTTTCGTCTGTTCGCAACCACGAAAGGAGTCACCATGCAGACACAACACCAGCGACGCATCGCGTCACAAACCCGTCAGTTGTTGGCGCTTCGCCGTGCGGACACACTGCACGACGACGACAACTTCTACTCGTTCCTCGCCACGGGTGCGTTCGACCCGCCCACAGAGGATTCGTTCGAGGTCGACAACAACGACACCGAGACCGCCATGTCGGTCGCATTCGCCAACGCAACCAAGGAGTGAGCCATGACCACAGCCGTAGCAGTCGCAGACGCGACCAAGTTCTACCAGCGTGCGCTCTTCGCAGCAATGCAGGCGCGCAAACAAGCCGTGCAAGACGGCGACACGGAGATGCGAGTCATCCTCGATGAACGCATCGCCTACACGAAAGACTGCCTCAAAGCAGTCCAGTTCGTGGGCAAGACGGGGATGTCACCCGTCGATGCCTTCGCGTTCTACGGGATCAACATCAAGCAGGGAGGTCGGCTATGACACGCACGAATGTCTGGCAGGTCATGGAAGACCTCAATCGTTGGGGCGGACGCTACGCCTTTCACGAAGCCGCTCGCAGGAACGGCATCCTCAGTGCTTTGTGGCTCATCTGGGTCGCAAGGAGTATGTAAACCCGATGTCTCGTTGGCGTGACATGTGCTATCCTGTCACGCTATCGAGACAACACAACCAAGGAGTCAACATGAAAGCCATCGCAACCATCCTCGCAATCATCGCTTTCGCAGCCTTGCTCAGCCTCGTCTTGATCAACTGGATGATGGGCTGCGGTGAGGTTGAGTATCACGCCGACGGCACATTCGTTACGGGCGAATGTCTCGTCATCCCATACACACCCGTGAAAGGAACATGGAAATGATCAGCGCCGATCTTCCCCCGCCACTGCCTGTCGAGACAGCGGTCATCGCCTACTACGAGAGCGCGCCAGCCAATCGACCAGTCACAATCCTGTTCGGCAAGGACGCAACCTATTCGCTCAAGCTCGTGCCAAACAGGTTCGAGAAGAGTCGTCTCGTGTGCGTCATCACAACCAAGAACAAGCTCAACGCTATCGTGTGGGCAACATCGGGAGACGACCACTTCCGCATGTCGCCAGCCCCGAGCGGTGACCAGATCAAGACAGCCGAGCAATCCGACTTCCTGTTCGATGCTTGCGCCCACCTGATCGTGACTGACCGCCAACGCAAGGAGCAATCGAAATGACCTCGGGCGTAGCAGTCGATGAAACCAAGCGTCGATGGTGGGCATGGCACAAAGCCAACCCCCATGTCTACGAGATGTTCGACCGCTTTACCCGTGAGGCAATCAGCCACGGGCACAGAAACCTATCGGCTTGGCTCATCGTCAACCGCATCAGGTGGGAGACAAGCGTGGTCACCAAGGGCGACGACTTCAAAGTCAGCAACGACTTCATCGCCTACTACGCTCGACTCTTCATGCACTACAACCCGCAACACAAGGGGTTCTTCCGCATCAAGCGACTCAAGCACGAGCAAATGCCCGTGTGATCACCGTAACCGTAACCGTAACCAAGGAGAAACATCATGCCCAACTGGTGCGAAAACAACTTCACCGCCACCTTCCCGAAAGAGCACGGCGACATGGCTCGCAAGCTCGTCGAAGCGTTCAACGCGAACGCATTGCTTCAGTTCCTCAAGCCCATGCCGGACGAACTCGACGACCCAGACCTGTCGTCTTTCGGCGGTGAAAACGCGGAACTCTATGAGAACAAACGCCGATCCATGTTTGCCAAGTATGGCTATCCGTCATGGTATGAGTGGCGACTGTCCAACTGGGGCACGAAGTGGGACATCAATACCAAGGACATCGACCCGCTCGAGGTATCGGCGCATGAAGATGGCTCGGTCACAGTGCAAGGCTACTTCGACAGCGCGTGGTCGCCACCCGTCGAGGCATTCGCAGAGCTACGCAAGATCGAAGGCATCACCTTCTCGCTCTACTACCTAGAACCCGGTTCGTC